TTGGATTTTAGAGTGTACGGCTACGAAATGGGCATGGAGTTCAACAAGGAAATCGAGATCGTAGAGGGCGAAATCGCAACATATCGACTGATTCAATTTAAGGACTACAAGTGGGAATGCCCCGATCCGAAACTTGGAGGGTGAGTAATGGACAAAGAACAGCTTGCCATTGCGAGGTTGCAGGATGCGGCAAGGCTTTCGCTACATCGGTACAAAAAGCCGTTGCGGGTTACATATTCGGGTGGCAAAGATTCACAGGTGCTTCTTGCGCTGGCAGAACGAGCGGGAATTGATTTTGAAGTAATCAACTCACACACGACGGCAGATGCGCCGGAAACCGTAAGATTTATTCGACAGCAGTTTCACGATCTGGAACTGAGGGGGGGCAGCTGTCAAATTGTCATGCCAAAATATAAAGGCTTGCCAATATCAATGTGGACACTAATTCCACAAAAGGGAATGCCGCCCACAAGACTTGCGAGATACTGCTGCCAAGTTTTGAAGGAATCGAACGGAAAGGGAAGATTCAATGCGACAGGGGTTAGATGGTCGGAATCGCCGCGCAGGAAAAATAGTCGTGGCGTTATGGAGGTAATGAATAAAGACCCGAAGAAAAGAATTATTCTCGCAAACGATAACGACGAGAAAAGGCAGCTGTTTGAAACGTGCAATATAAAGGCGGAAATGGTGGTCAACCCGATCGTAGACTGGTCGGACGATGATGTGTGGGACTACATTACGTCCGAAAAACTACCGTTCAATCCGCTTTATTGTGAGGGATGGAAGCGCGTTGGATGCATTGGATGCCCGTTAGCTGGCGGGAAAATGATGCAAAAGGAATTTGCGCGATGGCCTAGATACCAGAATCTTTACATTGATGCGTTTGAGCGAATGCTGAAAGTCCGAAAGGAACAAGGAAAAGAAGCAGTTGCGTGGAAAAATGGAACAGACGTTTTCCACTGGTGGATCGGAGATGGGTTTTCCCCCGGACAAATAAGCATGGACGATCTGATGGAGGAAGAACCGTGAAAGATGAAGATTTCTACAAGATGATTTCCGGCATGATGGAAGCGCGAGAAAAAGAAAGGATGCTGGGAATAAGAGTTCTGATAATCGCGCACAACGCCTACAAGTTTCAGGGCTGCGCGCAGATTTACCGCAATTACTTGCCGCAGCACATCGCAATCCATGTTCGGAAACAGTACATCGAAGAAAAA